ATCCAAAATTTGTATATCATACAATGTTTTATTTAATTTTTCATAAAACTCGTCTTTTTCATATAACGGAAAAACATCGTCTTCCATTATAAGAAAATAATTAGGATTGTCTTGTTTATGCGTCTTTTGCTTCTTTATATGGTTTATATATATATATTTACAACACATTATATGACTTAAAGCGCAGCCAATTACAGATTTAGGTGTATAATTTAAGGCAAAATTAGACACATATTTTTTATATCTAGTTTTAAAATGTTCGTCTTTTAAAGCATTTACTCCACTAAATCTCTCACTGACTAGTCCTAATTTTAATAATTCTGCTGCTTGTTTAATATAATTACTTTTATAATCATCTAAATTTATTGTAAATGATTTTAGATTAGTATAGCCATATTTTATTAAATAATTTGGACTATTATATTTAGTCATAAGTTAATAATACTAATTTCATAGTTTTATATAAATATAGTTGAAACATTAATAAACATTTTATTAATGTTTATTAATTATAATTTATAAACTTTAAATATCTAAGCTTACTATATTTTTATCACTTTTTTGCCGCCGTTTTGATTTTGTCGGTATTCTTGCGTTAGTTAAATCTTTAAAATCATCTATACTAATTGTGCTTGATTCATTAGCATTAGTATTTGAGTCGTATTGTTTAGCCTTTAGACCATTTAATAATGAAGATATGCTTTGACTTTGATTTTGATTTTGATTTTGGGGAGTTGCTATAGTGGGGCCTCTCATTTCTGGCCGTGTTATTCTCTCTTGCTCATATGGGTTTGCTTCATTTTTTGTTATATCAATTCCACGCGCTGAATTAATATCAGGACGATTAGCTAAATTAGGCATGCGTTGGCTACGCTCTGGCAATTTGGTTTCAACAGACATTGGCGGAGGACCAGAGTTTACATTTGGGGGCATAGTGCTTCCAAATCCAGGACTATAGCCATTATTATTATTATTTGATGCTCCATTGTTTCCGGCAAACAGTCCATTCATAAAACCACCAAACCCAGGATTAGTTTGCCCCATAGTATTGACGGCAGCTTGTGTAAATTGTTTCATTAATTCGGGATTTTGTCTCATAATATCATCCATGCCTGGCATTGATGATTTAAATAATGTATTAGACATATGAACCATTACAGCAGAACCACCTAGTTGAAACAATAATTTCAATTCAGGAGACATTGTTGCCTTAGACTTATATTTTTCGTGTAATTCGGCAAAAATATCATCATAATCATCTATATTTTCATTTATTTGTTCACCCCATCCATCTAATTTTATATCAAACGGGTCAAATTTGCTATTTAAAAATTCTAATCCTGTTATGCAAGCCATCATCATTTTGCCTTGAAACTTAATCGCATTTGATTTCTCTTTTTCCGCAATAATTGTTTCATATTCACCAATCATTTCATCTAAATCAGAATCCATAGTATAACGTTTAGACAAGCTTATACCTTTTTTTTCTAGATCATCTAACTTCCGCACATATTTGAATTTTTCACGCAGCTCTTCTTCCTTTGTTAGTTGGGGTTTTTGTTGAGCTTGCTCTAAATTTATTGGAATGTTATTAAATTTACCATATCCATCCCACGTTTTTGTTTCATTCATATTTGCCGTTGATTTGCCTAAATTATTTGTATCAGAGTCAAGATTTTGCGTAACAGGTTTAACATTTTCACCATCTACTTTGCTTGAACCAAATAAATCACCAAATATTGATTTTTTAGTTGTAGTGCTTTGTCCATATTTTATTTCTTTTTTAGTGTCACTGTCTTTGTCTTGATAAAATGGTCTCTCTGATTCCTTGGCTTCGTCGGCATTACTTATATTAGATGCCAGATTATTTAATTCGCTCTCTAAATTTGTAATATCTTCTATATCAATTGATGAGCTAGCTTTTTTGTCATTTTTATTTTTAACATTCATTAATAATTCAATGCCTCCACCAAAATTTGAAGTTGGCTTATTTTTAACTATATCATCATTATCAAGTGACTCGTTAAATTTGAATTCTGGAATACTAAAGCTATCAATATTTAAAATTTCTGGCTCTATTTCAACAATTTCCATTACTCCTATTATGATTTAAATAGAAGTTTAATTTTTAAATACTCCGCAAACAATATTAATATAATAATTAATTAAAGTAATTAAATTAATTAACTTAATTGTTAATTAACTTAATTGTTAATTAAAGTAATTAAATTAATTAACTTAATTGCTTATTATTAATATAATAATAAGCTTGTAAAAAACAGTCCGCTAAGTCATCTTTTTTTGAATGATCAGAAAAAAAAGAGAGCTCATTATTCATATTATATTTTTTTAATACTTCTTTTGTATGAAAAATACTTAATTTTTTTCTTTGCGCATAACTAATTTTATTAGTATTAATACTTATACTGCTCATATCGGTTATATTAGTGCTTTTATCTTTTAAAAAAGATTTTAATTTATTAGTTGCGGAAATAAAGTGTATATTATAATTGTTAGAATTTATAAAGTATTGCGCTATCATACCTTGAATTGTTTTCATTCGATTTGCAATTGGACTTATTTGATTTTCTAATATTATTTTATCCAATGTCAATATATTGTAGTCTTTAAATAGTTCATTTAATCGATCCTTAATATTAATTCCAATATGAACCAAGTTGATAGTATTTGCACTAACACTTTGAACTGCTTCTAAGCAATGACTATTCAAATGAGCTTCTAATAAAGTTAGTATACTTAATTTATTGCTAGGCTTAATACTAACTAGCTTATATTCGTCTGCCAGTGCTATAAGCTTTTTAAGTGATAGTTTATGTAACGTTTTAATATTACACAATGGAATAGTGTAGTCTGTTTTTTTTGCGTGTATTTTACAATAATAACTATTATTTTTAAAAAAGGCTGGTTTTTTTTTACATAAATGGTGAACACAATTATTATTATTAGTACATAAATTTATTACATCCCATTTTATTATTTTAAAATCATTAACTTCATTTGTTTCAATTATAATAAATGCTAAATTCTTTATACCAATATCAATACTTAATAATTTCATAGTTATATAATACTTGTTAAAATAAGTATTATATAGTTATTTGTAAAGTTATTACTAACTAATTAACGTAACGCAGTAATACATATTGAATAATGTGTTCTTGAAATATAGTATAAAAGCATATTAGTTATAAACGACATAAAGAACGCCCACATTGCATATTGTGAATTTTTTCTAAATAAACCCACAACAAAACCAACTAGTGCTGATAATGCAAAAAATAACGATATTAACCCAATTACATAAAATATTAAACAATAATCACGACTTAGAGGAGACATCAAATTATCAAAAATATTCATATTTTTATATAATATTAATATAATAAAAATATAATAAATATAAAAATTATATAATAAATATAAAAATTAATAATTATATAATAAATATAAAACTTAAATAAAAATATTAAAATTAAATAAAAAATAATACATATTTTTATTACTAAATATAATATATTTTAATTACTAAATATTATATACTATACTAATTAGTAATTACTAATTAGTAATAATATACTTTGTAACATGTTTTTGTGCATCTAACTGTTGTTGACTTAAATATATATTTTTTAAGTTGCTGGTTTCATAACCATATGGTTGATCACGTGTCAAAGTAGACATAAAAATATATGGTGTTTTGCTAGTAGCATTATTAGAACTTGTGCTATTATAATAAGGACACACACTACATTCATTACAGGCTATTAGTTGATTATTTTTTATTAGCGCATTACTATTTGTTTGTAAATATTTTCTATAATCACTATTTGTTTGTATATTATTTCTATGTTTCAAAACATTATCATTTAAAACAGATGAATTATAATCGCTAAATAATCTTGAGTCTTCCATTAATGGTGGATAATTAAAATGAATATTATTTGAACCATTATAGCAAGTTCCCCAACTCATAAAATTAATATTATATAGTAATAATATTAATTTTTATAACATTAATTTTTATAACATTAATTTTTATAACATTAATTTCTAAATTAATTACAACAAATAATACTAAACTAAGTTATCTAAAACAAATCTTTATTTACTTTTCCAGGCAGACCATGGCCGAAGACAATCATATATATTAAAGCTAATGCTGCCAATAATATACTTCTATTTTCCGCAACAACATGTCTCTGTTTAAGACCATATACCATTATTACATATAACACTATTCCAATTATTACAGAATGCACCAACATCATTAGTCCAGACTCCATTTTTATATATATATTAACTATAAAATTTATTTCTAAAATTTATTTTTGCAACAATTTAACTAACTCATTTTTTTTTAATTTTAATGCCCCCTCATTATCTAAAATATTTTTTGTAACAACAAGTGTTCTTAATTCATCTATTCTCATTTTGCTATAGTTCTTTTTTTCTACTTTTTGTGTTGTTTCTGAATTATTTTCTAAAGTAATTACTTTTGAATTTATTTCTAAATCTTCATTAAAATCACTTAATACAATTGGTAAATTTTTAATAAATATATCCTCGTCATTATCTAAATAATTTGAAGCAGTGCTAACATCAACTAGTTCTACATTAGTATTTTTACTAGTATTAGTATATGTTTGGCTAGATTGAATCGTTTCAAAAAAATCTTTATTAAGTGCTACTGGTTCTTTTATATCGAACGCTTTAGTAGTATTTCCATCGTCATCATCTTCATCGTCATCATCGTCATCATCATCATCGTCGTCGTCCTCATCATCATCGTCGTCATCCTCATCGTCGTCCCCATCATCATCATCGTCGTCATCGTCGTCGTCATCATCTTTATCGTTTACTATGTCTTTTTCATCATCTGAAACATTTATTTTGTTTTCTATATTTATTTTTTTAATTAGATTATCATTTTTCATTGCACCACACAAGGCATAATCACATTCATCATAGTTACATTCATTATAATTAGAACCTGATTTATTTATTAAACATAAACGAGCCATTTGATTATTGTAATTAACTATAAAATTTTGCAATATTTTACCATGTTCTATTATACTTCTTTCTAATAAATTGAGTCTTCGATAACAATATAGCATTATTGAACCTCCTATTAATAACAATAATCCTAATGTTAATAAAAATCCGGAATCTATAAATTTAAATAATTGTAACATTTATATTATACTTAAATTATATTATTTTAAGTATTGTTTAACGAATTAATATTAAATTCATCATTAATTC